AGGCTGAAGCTAAAATGTTTGCGGGAGAAGAATGGCTGTAACTAAAATACTATTTAATCCCGGCATCAATAAAGAGTTCACTGAACTTATGGATAAAGGTGGTTGGGCTGATGGTAATTTAGTTAGATTCAGAAAAGGATTACCAGAAAAAGTTGGAGGTTGGGAAAAAACAATCAGTTCTTCTTATGCGGGTACAGGTAGAGCTATAACTGCTTGGGTTGCTCTTGATGCTACAAAGTATTTAGGATTAGGAACTACCACAAAATACTACATTCAATCAGGAACTAATTTTAATGACGTTACTCCTATAAGAAAGACAAGCACTAACTCTATAACTTTTTCAGCAACAAATGGCTCATCTACTCTTACTGTAACTGATGCAAGTCATGGTGCAATAGCAAACGATAACGTAACTATTAGTGGTGCTGTAAGTTTAGGTGGCAACGTAACTGCTGCTGTGTTAAATCAAGAGTACACAATAGATAGAGTTACAGGCTCAAATACATACGAAATAACAGCTAAAGACACTTCTGGAAGTACAGTTACAGCAAACGCTAGTGATAGTGGTAATGGCGGATCAGGCGTGGATGGTGTGTATCAAATTAATGTTGGATTAGATGTATACGTACCTGCTACTGGTTGGGGTGTAGATACTTGGGGTGCTGGTACTTGGGGATCTAGTTCGCCAATTGGAGAAACTAATCAATTAAGACTGTGGTCACATGATGCTTTTGGAGAAGATTTAGTAATTAATCCTAGAGCTGGAGGTATTTATTTATGGGATGAAAGCAATGGACTTTCAACCGCAGCTGTAAATATTACATCTTTGTCAGGTGCAAACCTAGCACCCACAAAAGGATTACAAGTATTAGTTAGTGATATTGATCGTCATGTTATTGTTTTAGGTGCAGATCCTATATCTGGTAGTTCAAGGTCTGGATCTATAGACCCTTTGTTAATAGCTTTTTCTGATCAAGAAAGTGTTACTGAATGGGAGCCAACTTCAACAAATACAGCAGGATCGCTAAGACTATCAGCGGGATCTCAAATAGTTGGTGGCTTGCGATCAAGACAAGAAATACTAATATGGACTGATACTGCTTTATATAGCATGCAGTTTGTAGGCGCACCTTTTACTTTTGGAGTAAATTTAATTAACGAAAACGTAGGATTAATATCACCAAATGGTGCTATAAATGCTCCTGATGCTGTCTATTGGATGGCTAGAGATGGATTCTATATTTATTCAGGAACCGTAAGTAGATTAACGTGTTCAGTTTTAAACTATGTGCTTGATGATTTTAATCAAACCCAAGCTTACAAAGTCGTAGCATTTACTAATAGAGAGTTTAACGAAGTAGGTTGGTTCTATCCTTCAAGTTCTTCTTCTGAAAATGATAGATATGTAACTTACAATTATCTAGAGGGTGCATGGAGTATAGGGGAGCTATCACGTACAGCTTGGTTAGATGATGGAATATTTGAAAAACCAAGAGCAGCAGGAAAAGACAACTCTCTTCATTACTTATACACACATGAAGATAGTGACGATGCAGATGGATTACCAATGGATAATGTATTTATAGAGTCAGGAGACATTGACGTAGAAGATGGAGAGAAGTTTGGCTTTGTAAAACGCATTATTCCTGATGTTAAATTTTTTGGTAGTAATTCTAGTGGTGGTCAAATAAGTTTAGTTCTTAAGACTAGAAACTTTCCGGGAGATTCTTTAACTATAAACTCCACTAATACAGTAAACGGAAGCACACAACAAAATCACGTTAGAGCTAGATCTAGGCAAATGGTATTAAGAGCACAATCTGACGACAACGCAGAGGCTGGTTTAAGAACAGGATTTAGATGGAGACTTGGAGCTAATAGATTTGATATAAGGCCTGATGGTAAAAGGTAATGGCAAAACTTTTAGAAAGTAGACTACCGATAGCTTTAAATACTGTTGATTCTACAACTTTTAACCGTTTAGTTAGAATATTAGAAATCAATCTAGGACAGTTTGATCCTAACTCTACACCACAGTTTAATGATTCTGAAATTAGCACTTTAGCTTTCAATCAGGGTGATATAATATGGAATACGTCTATCGGTGTATTGCAGGTGTATACAGGCAATCGATGGATACAGTTACATACTCCTGTAGATTCACAGGGTTTTGAACTGCAATCATCATTGGGTTCTGTTACGATTACCGTAGCAGGAAATACTACAATAGTAATATAATAAGATTGACAATGAAAAGTTTATCTGAAGGAAACAAAGGTATAAAAGCCCTAGCTAAAGAAAATCCAGCTCTTGTAGAAGAAAGGTTTGGCTACGATGTCCCCGGTTATATGGCTGGTGGTATAGCTGGTATTAACCTTGGAAACATTGAAAGGTATTTAGCAAGGGATGAAGATTTTGATTATTTGAGAGATGTGCTAGGTATATCTTCTGACGCTGACGATGTTGCTGTTAGTCAAATACCTGAATCAGATCGTGTAGCCATGGCTTATGGTGCACCACAAGTAGGGGATGGCAGAGGTTCTTTATATCAATCTTTAGATTATGGAAACGTAGCTCCAGGACAAACTATATCAATTGATGCTAGAGATGAAACTCCTGCTGCTTATAGATTCTATCCAAGTGAAGTATCAAAAATATATTCAGAAGCAAAAGGCGTGCCTTTTTCACCTTTAGTTGCACCTCCTAAAGAAGCTACTTATGTAGATACTTTAGGTTCAAGACGTATACAAAGTCAGCTATATGCAAAGGATGGTACTTTTGTTGACGCTGAAGAATATCCAGAAAGAGATGAATTAGTTACAGGTCCTGGAGGAGAGCAAGGGGATAAAATACCAGCTATGTTAAGCGATGGTGAGTTTGTATTTAATGCAGCAGCAGTTAGAGGAATGGGTATTATGTCTGGTGCAAACCCTGAAGATGAATACGAACAAAGATTAATGGGTGCTCGTAAGATGTATGAGTTTCAAAAACAAGCCGAAGAGATGGCTAAGATGTATAAATAATGGGAATATTTAGCAGCAAAACAAAAGTAGGACCTCCAGCAGATGTTATAACCACGCCTCAAACTGGTTACTCTTTTGTATCTCCATACATGGAGGACTACTCTAGAAGACTACTAGCATCTTACTTTGGATCTCCGGGAGAGTATGCAGGATTAATATCTCAACCTAGAGATATACCCATAGAACAAACAGCAGGACTTACGCCATTACAAATACAAGCTCGTCAAAAAGCAGCTGGATTAGGTGACTTTCAAGAAAGTTTAGATAAAGCTAGAGGATTGTTTGGTAAAGAAGAGGCAACTGTAGATCAAGCTATGGGCTTCATACCTGAAGCTAGAAGAATGATAGGCACTGGTGCAGAGACTGTAGCTGGTGGCATAGGTGCTTTGCGTAGAGGTGAAGAAACTGCTTTGGGTTCTGCTGAAATGTTTGATCCAAGTTTTGTTTCTAGATTCATGGATCCTTACGAAGACCAAGTAGTTCAACAAACTTTAGAAGATATTAACAGACAAGCAGCAATGGAAGACATAGGCATTAGAGATAGAGCAATATCTCAAGGTGCTTTTGGTGGATCTAGAGGTCGTATATCGCAAGAAGAATTAGCTAGACAAGTGGGCAGAGGAGCAGCAGAAGCTGTTAGTGGAATTAGAAGCAGAGGTTTTGGTCAATCATTAGGATCTGCGCAATCAGCATTTGAATCACAACAAGCTAGACAGGCTGGACTAGGTGCAATGCAAGCAGGATTAGGCGGACAACAGGCGGCCATAGGTGCGCAACAAGCAGCATTGGGTGGTCAGTTAGCTGGTTTAGGTGCAGCACAAGCTGGTCTAGGACAACAGTATGGTCAGATTGGTCAGGGTATCGCTGGACTAGGACAACAAGGACAAAGCCAGTTAGGAGCACAAATAGGATTATTGAATCAATTAGGTCAACAAGGTCAGGCTACGCAACAAGCAGCACTATCAAGACAGTTTGCTGGAGCACAACAACTTGCTGGAGAGCCATTACAAAGATTGCTCACAGGCCAACAGTTATTAGCTGGATCACCGATGGGTGGCATATCTGGCGGAACTGGTACAAGTGCTTATCAACGTTCTACAGCTCAAGTGCCAAGCACAGGCTCTCAGATTTTAGGAGCCATAGGTTCTATTTTCTCATCAGATGCTGATTTAAAAACTAACATTAAAAAGATTGGTGAATTAGATCCTGGCATTGGTTGGTACACATGGGATTGGAACGATAAAGCTAAAGAAATAGGAGTTGACGTAGAGCCAACAGAAGGCGTACTAGCTCAAGAAGTATTGGAAGTTAAACCAGATGCAGTGATAGTTGAAGATGGTTACTACGCTGTAGATTATTCTAAGGTGCTGTAATGAGTATCATATCGGGTTTAACAGCTAAAAAATTATACGATATTTTTTCTGACCCACAGGGAGCATCTGAAAAAATATCTCCTTATATTGAAACACTTCAAGATAATGCTAACTTTGAAGAAGGTTCTTCTACGTATAACTTTTTAGAAAATATAGATCCTGGTTTAGGTGCTGCTGTTAGAGATAGAGATCCTTTGATAGATAAACAAACTATAAAAGATTATGTGTTTGATTACACTGATCCATCTGAATATGCAATGTTGCCTTTACTTTTTGCTGGTCCTCTTGGAATAGCTGCATCTAGAGGTATTAAAGGTTTAAAAATTGCTAGAGGTGCAAAAAGGGGAACGAAAGCTGAAAACATAAAACCTGGTGGAATAGAAAATTTTTTAGAAAGTAAAACACTTAGATACGGTGGTCCGAGCGCAGCAATTATTGGTCCTTTAGCTGCGGACGAAGAGTTTAGAGATGATATAAAAACCATAGCTGGTTTTGAAGATGATGCTCAAGATGAGGCACAAAAGGATCTTGAAGACGTAAATAAAAAAGAAGAAGAAGACAAAGAAAAGAAAGAAGAAGAAAAAGAACTTACTCCAAAAGAAAAAGGAATTAAAGCCTTTGGAAAATTTGCTGAATCATTTGGAGATTCACAAGAATATACAAGTACCCCCGGATATATGATTGAAGGAGCTAGTATCTCTACTCCAGAAATTAGAAGATACGCAGATGGAGGCATAGCTAATCTAGATCCTATGATGATGGCTGCTGGAGGTGTGCCTGGATTTAAAAAAGGAATATCTGTTTTTGTTAGGGAACAAATGGATAAACTTTCTAGAAAACGAGCAGATAAAAAACAAAAAAAAGCAGATAAGGCTCAAGAAAAAGCAGATAAAGCTAGAGCTAAAGCAGATGAAGCAGAAGCCAAAGCAAAGAAAGCAGAAACAGAAGTTAAAGAAACAGGCGTAACAAAAGACAAGCCTGAAGGTCCAGGCTATTTAGATTTTGTACCTGGTCCATATGCAGCATTAATTACAGGAGCTTCCAAAAAAGCTATGGATGCAGCTAGAGCCGCTAAAGGTAAAACTAAACCTATTGTTGGAGCAATAGGTGCTTATGGAGTGCCAGCTGCTGTTGGGTATGGAGCTTATGATTATTTTACTGGTGATGATAAAAAGAAACCACCAACTGGAGGATCAAATGAAGCAGCCGTTCCTGAAATTGAAGAATCAGATGCACTACTAGACATCATTAGACAAACTAGCTTAGAAAGAGCACAAGCAGCAGGTAGAACAGAGCCTACGTTTATAGACTACCTAGCATCTTTTCCTAGCAGTTACATGGAAAAAGTAGAGAGAGATCCTGAGTTTGCAAAACAGATGATGGCAGGATTTACAGCCATGACAAGAACGACTGAAGGATTCGCTCCACGAAATGCTCTTACTGATTTTGTTCAAGGGGTTGAAGCAGAAAGAATTAGACAAGAAGATGCTACACCTGATCAGCTTAAATTAATAAAAGCTATTGAAGCAGATCCAGACGCATTACAAACTTTAAGGGATTTAGCTAGACCAGAAGTAGATCCTGATAAACGAGCAACGCTTGGATCTTTACTTTTAGATGATGCAAAAAAAGTTGTTGGAGCTGCTGTTAATAGAAAAATTGGAAGAAAAGAAGAATTAGTTGATTCCGATGGACAAATCGTAACTGTAGGTAAATTAATAAGTGTTTATGAAAGTGGTGGTCAGCCAGCGTTAGATCAATACTATACAACTTTATTGCCTTTAGAGGGTTAACATGCCCATAGTTACAGTTGATGGACAACAATATAATGTTGCAGACACTCGACCTGAAACAATTCAAGCAGCCGTTGATTTAAGAAAAAAATATAGAGCCTCTCCTCCTTCAGATTCTTCTTTTATAGGAGACATAGGCCGAGGTATAGCTGCTGGTGCTGTATCCATACCCCAAGGAATAGTAACCATACCAACCACTGGTATAGACTTATTATTTAATACAGACATTACTGATGATGTAAACGAATTGTTTGAATCAATCAAACCGGAGGTAGAGGGAACAGCTGGACAGACAGCGCAACTTATAACTCAATTTGGTGTTCCAGGATTAGGCGTTGCAAAACTTGGGTCTGCTGCTTTTTCAAAACTAACCAAACCACAACAGTTAGCACAAATAGCTGCCGTAGATGCAGCAGTAGCCACTGATGATGTGGACACAGTGGTTGATATGATCTTTGATAAAGAAAGCGATGAAGAAAGATTAAAGACTTTACAAGGAAGAGATGCAGCTTTAGCAAGACTAACAGAAAGACTTCAAGTATTTGGAGAAACAGCAGCAGTCATGTATGCAGCTCCTGTAGCCGTGTCAGGTGCTGTTAAAGGTGTGGGTGCTGGTTTAGATTTAGTTGCTCCCTACATGTCTGCATTAGCTAAAGCAACTGTAGGAGATGGATCTCAAGGTGTAAAGCAAGCAGCAAAAGCAGACAATATGGTTAGTAAGTTTCTCGGTAAATATTTCAGATACGGTGGAAAGTATGAGGATACTGTTGCTAATAACAAACTTATAGCAGATGTTATACAAGCTAAAATGTTATATACATCTAGGCTTGTAAATCCTATTAATGATGCCTACGCTGGTATTAGAAAAACTATAGAGCAAGCTTCATCAACAGGTGGTAAATTAAATGACGAAGATGCTTTACAACTTACTAAAGCAATAGCTACATACAGAGCACCAATACTTGCAGTAGAAAGACAGTTCCCCGGACTTACAGGAAAAGAGGCTTCAGCTAAAGCAAAAACTCTTCAAGATGAAGCTATGAAAAAGATAAAAAGTTTTGAAGGTTCTGGTAATAAAATTGATTATGAAGAGTTAGGTATTGTTACAAGAGATGTAGAGACAAATAAATTAATAGGAGAAAGTAAAAAAATATCTGAAGTTCTAGACAAAAATAAAGGATTGTTTGCACAAGAACAACAATTAATTTTTGACATGAGTAAAGAGGGCGGAAATATTACAAGACTGTTTATAGAAGAACCATTGAGGGATGCTATTGGAAATAACATTGGTTTGTATGGAACAACAACATATAGAGCACTACAAAATTCTGGGTTTAGAATAGATCCAAAATTTAAAGACGATGCTATACAAGAGCTTATGGATAAAGTACCAGGTCTCCAAAATAGATCAGTTGCAGAAAACGCTTTTGAAGAATTAACTACTTTAGGAAGTGCAAAACAATCTTATGAAACACCAAAAATGTTTGTAGAAGGTATAAATTTTGGACTACTTAAAGGTAAAGACCTTAAAAATTTACCAGCAGTAAGAAAAGCTATGGGGGAAATAACTGCTCTTGATTACAAAAAACCCGGAGAATGGAGAAAGGCATTAACAGATGAAGCAGTTGCTGCTTCAGAAACCATGTCTAAGCTAGGTGCGTTAGCTGGAAAAGCAGAGTCTCAAGCAAGAATATTTCAATTAAATAAAAATGCTATAGATACAGGTAGAACAACTTTCTTAAAAACTGCTGAAGAATTAGCACCAGGGTTGACTGAAAAAGAGTTAGCTCAATTACCCACACCATTTAAAGGATATATTAGATTTGGTAAAGAATCTGGATCTTTAAATGGATTATACGCACCAGAATCGCTTTATAACGCCCTTAATGAAACTGGTAGAGATTGGTTGCAAAATGTTCCGACTATATTAAAAAAATCATATCAAGGATTTTTAGGTTTAAAAGCATTAGCACAATATGGTAAAACTATTCTCGGACCGACTGCTCAAATAAGAAACAACACTAGCGTGCCTATATTTGCTTTAATGAATGGAAACTTAGGTCCGTCAGGTAATTTTTCTAAAAATTTTAAAGCATCTTATGCTGGATTGTTTGATCCTAGACAGAAAACTAAATACGCTGAAACTTTAGCAGAGGGTATTGAACAAGATGTGATAAGAGGAAAAGCTGTTGAGTTAGAAGAGTTTGCTGATTTATCAACATTTGCGTCTAACGACATAAAACTTTTATCTGACGTAAAATCTTCATCTGTAGGTGAAGTCATAAGCAAAATAAAAGGTGTTCCTGAAAGAGCTTATACAGGTGCAGATAACGCTGCCAGATTGATTAATTATGATGGAGAAAAATTTAAACTTGGTAAGGTGTTTGCTAAAGAATCAGACGATGCAATGATTCCAATTAGATCTGGAATAAATATTTCAGATCCTCAAATGCAACAGTTTATTAAAACATCCAAAGACAGAGGATCTATTGGTAGGCCTGTTGTTAATCTAGGAGAATTAAAAGCTGCTGGTGATGATGTTGTAAAAAAATTTTTACAAAGAGAGTCTTCTGATTTATCTTTAAATTTAACACCTACATATTCAAGAGTTCCAGAAATAGTTAGGGCTTTAAAATATGCACCCGTCATAGGTAACTTCACAGCTTTTCCTGCTGAAATTTTAAGAAACACAGCTAATACTTTAGAAAGAGCGATTATAGAGTTGACAAGTAATAGTGTTGAATTACAAAAAGTAGGAATGAGAAGATTAACTGGAGCTTTAACAACAACTGTTGGATTACCAGCAGGTCTTACAGCCACAGCTTTAACTTTAACCGGGGCTGAACAAGAACAA